TTTTGCGGTAAGGTATAGTGACCTTTTGTTTGCAATGCCTTTCCAGTTTTCTGCCCTGTCCAGAATGTTATCAATTTGGTCAATGGTATAGCCATCAGCAATTAGCTTGTCAACTTCTGCCCTTGTGATTTCCAAATGCAAAATTTTACGATATATATCTTTATTGTCATTATCATTTACATTTACATTATCAGTAACATTAACATTTACATTAACAGCTTTTTTTGCTTTCGTTTGCTTTTCCAAAAAACCATTTGCTTTTTTTGCTTCTGTTTGCTTTTTAGGTCTACCGCCTAACTTTCCACTTTCACTACGTTTTCCCCTAACTTCATCCCAATGACGTAAATCCCTTTTTAACTGCATTTTAATAGGTTCAAATGCAAGTTGCAATACAAGGTCATCAGTTACCGGATTTTCATCGTTAACGTATGCGAGAATGTGTTTTATCAATCTACCTGCAATTTCATCAGGAAGCATTTTAAATATTGACTGCTGGTCGCAGTACATTACGAATGACTTTTTATCCTTTGCCATTTTGTTTCAAGGTTAATTTTTTACACTGGTTGTAGTAGATGATTTGCAGGTCAAGTTTCATCCAAAGGTACTCACATTGTAATAACGTGATGACCTGATTTTCTCTCCTGTAATTTTCATACTCTTTGCGCAGTTCAAGTTCTGCAATTTGTTCGTCACAATATGTGACCGGTAATGGTGTGGGTTTGTAGATATTCATAAAAAAAAACACCCACACTTTCGATAGTTGAACCCGGTCTGGACACTAACCGACTATCTACTTGCGTGGGTGTTAATTGTATTCGTTTCATTTGTCCAATCTTCTCGGCAGGGGGTTCAGTCCTGTTGTTCCGATATGCAATTATAAAACAAAGATTTTAGATTTCCAAATTATTCGTTACAATATTGCTGACTTTCGTGATAATCAATGTCGCTTTGTTCGTCACGTTCCCATTCGATGGTCTGTGTGATGTACCATGACCATCCTTTTTCCCATTCTTTGAAGTCATCAGAGTTCAGTTCAAAAGGATTTTCGCCTTCGGTTTCGTAGTAGTTAAACTGCTGACTGGCTATCCAGCCCATTTCAAAAGGTGTTTTAGTGTTTTCCATGCTGCAAATGTAATATAGTTTTCTATACTTGCAATAGTTTTTGTTAAATTATTTGTATTAAAGTTATCCACAATATAAAAATATCGACCTTTTACGAATAAACTTTGTGCCGTGAAGAAGCATACGAAGGTATATCTTGACCATTTCGGCTATGACAAGACCGATTTCATTCCTTGCGAGGTATGTGGCGCACAAGCTGTGGACATTCACCATATCGAAGCCAGGGGAATGGGTGGAAGCAAACACGCTGATGTGATTGAAAACCTGATGGCTTTGTGCAGGAAAGACCATGCCCGGTATGGGGATAACAAGTCATTCAAAGATTGGCTGAAAAAAGTTCACTCTTTAAAACTTGAACAAGCGCACAGAGATACTGATTGAACTTGCCAATTCCAAATGGCTGCCTGACTTCTGTAACAAAATAGGGTCTCACGTTGCTGCCGACCTACAACAACACCTTTTGCTAATATGCTGTGAAATGGATGCCGACCGCCTGATACAACTGCACCAAAGCAATGGACTGGTTTACTACCTTGTCCGTGTGGGTTGCAATGCGGTCAACGGCAACAGATACACAAAGTTTTACCGTGACTTCCTGCGCACCACAGAAACCTTGCCCGAAAATTATGATGAAGAAGCGGAGGATTATGACGAAACACACATCAGGCGCAAACAGGAAGCGGTGCAGTCTGTCAATTTCAAAGAGGTGGCAAACCATTTTAACCGTTCCGAATGGTACGTGGTTAAACTTTGGCAGCTGTGGGAAGATAAACAAAGCATGGCAATGATAGCCCGTGACACCAAAATCAATTACCGGGAGATCAGCCAAATAATCAACGCAATCAAAACACAAATCAAAGAAAAATATAATGAATACGATGACTGACATTTTGGGAGTGGCCGCATTGTGCGTTCTGCTTTCCCGTTACTTTTTCCCACCGATGATTTCATTCGTGTATGCGCTTGACAGCCGTTACCGCAAAACAATCAAACCATTTGAGTGCGGTTTCTGCCTATCGTGGTGGACAGGGCTGGTATGGTTTACCGTTGAATTCGGATTGTATGGTATAATTTATGGTGCATTATGTGCTATCTTTGGAGCATTAATTGACAGATACTTATGACACTAATTGAAATCACATTGACTGGCATCGCTATGGGGGTTGTTTTACCCTGTGTTTGTTACTTTATAATGACTCGTATATGACACCTGAACAGCGTTCACTTTGCCTTGACTTGAAGTCGCATATTGAGAGGATAAACAAGACCGGCACCTACTCACTTGAAGCCGGGTACTATGCCAAATTAAACGAAGTTCACAGGCAGTTGTACGGCCAACCATTCCCGGCGTGTCGCAGTTGTATGTTTGATGCCTTGAAAAAACTTTACCGGGAGGCACTCAATGGTTAGTATAATTCATGGCGGAAACGCAGGGGATTTGATATATGCACTCCCAGCAATGAGAGCAGCATCCCGGTTGCACGATAGCAAGGTGCACCTTTATTTACAGGTGGATGTACCTGCACAATACAATTTCAATCACCCAATGGGTAAGGTGCAGATGAATTTAAAGATGGCGCAAATGCTCGTTCCGTTGCTGATGTCTACCGACTTTATAGGCAAATGCACAATCACAGATGAAGCCGCAAAATGCGACTACAATTTCAACTTATTCAGGAAGTTTCACAATTACACAGGGCATATCTCCCAGTGGTATTTTCATGTCTACCCTGAACTGACCTGCAACCTTGCCGAGCCGATACACTTTGATGTGTGGCAATTAGGCAACCACCAAATCATTTTGAACCGCACAGCCCGTTACCACAACCCGACATTTGATTATTCCATCCTTCGCAGGTATCAGGACAAGATAAAGTTTGTGGGGCTGCCCGATGAATACCGCATAATTTCGGCCAAGCTGCCCGACATTTCTCACATCGAAGTAAAAGACTTTGCGGAGTTGTGCGGCATAATCAAGGGCTGTGAGTTATTTGTCGGAAACCAGTCAATGGCCTATGCAATAGCCGAGGTAATGAAGCATCCACGTGTTGTTGAAATATGCCCGACTGCGCATAACGTCATCCCGACTGGTGACAATGGGTTTGGTGCATGGACAATAATTAACCTAACGCAGATATTGAAATCAAAATATGAGCAAAACTAAATCACCCATCACGGGTAAGGTAGCCAAAAAGGCATTTATCAAAAGTGGTGTGCAATACTACACTGACGAATTTAATAACATCTTCTGCAAAAAACTTGACCAATCAGGCATGGTGGGCGGTGGCAAAGAAGATGAACGCAATGCCGATGAGTTAAACCAAACCCGGCTTGACCGCATCCGCAAAATATCAGGAAAGGATAACCCGACCATTTTGGACTACGGATGTGGAACTGGTTTGATGGTTACTTTTATGCAGGATGCTGGACTTGACTGTGATGGTTATGACCCTTATAACGGATATTATGCCGATGTTTTGTCCCTTAAAAAGCACTATGATGTAATTGTCCTGACCGAAGTCATCGAACACCTGACCGCACCATTTGCAGAATTGGCCGAAATAAAAGAGCTGTGTCACCCCGGTAGCAAGATTATGATAGAAACTTCCTTTGCCGATTGGCTGACCGAACATGACGAATACATTGAACCAAAGGTGGGTCATTGCACAATTTTCAGCCATGCAGGGCTTGACTATTTGATGCAGCAGTTCGGTTTTGTTCCTGACAATCACATCAACAGAAACGTACGCATCTATGCTGTGGGTTAAACTCATAGATATTCACCCCAACCCGAATAACCCTCGGACAATCAATGCGGATAAGTTCGCCAAATTGAAGCGGTCGCTTATTGAATTTCCCGAAATGCTCACAGCCCGGCCATTGGTTTGCGTCACTTCTGATTTTGGGGGTTACACAATCCTTGGCGGTAACATGAGATATAAGGCATTGTGCGACATCGGGGCGGCAGAAGTTCCCATCATTTTAGCAGACGAGTGGACAGCCAAACAGCGTGACGAGTTTTTGATTAAAGACAACGTATCTTTTGGTGAGTGGAACTGGGATGAATTGGCAAACGAATGGGATGCAGAGGAACTAATCTCATGGGGCATTGACCTACCCGAAATAAAAGAAGAACCCGAAGAAAAAGAAATGTGTCCAACTTGTGGAAAATAGTGAACAAATAGTGAAGATATGGCAAACGAACAAAACTTAACACCATTCAAAAAAGGCGAGGTTGCCAACCCCAACGGCAGACCAAAAAAGTACGTCACCCTACTCAAAGAGCAGGGGTACAAGTTAGCCGAAATAAACGACACCATTCAGGCAATGTTGTCAATGGACCTTGACGAATTGAAAGAGGTGTGGCAGAACCCGAAGGCCACCATCCTTGAAAAGACGATTGCCAATGCTATGCGGAAGTCACTTGAAAAGGGCAGCTTGTATTCCATTGAAACTTTGTTGAGCAGGGTGTACGGCAAACCAAAGGAAACGGCAGACGTAAACCAGACGGTCACGGGAGAAATAAAAATAACACTTAATCTGGATGGGCAATAAACAGACAGCAGTTGAATGGTTGCTTGAAAACCTGAAAAATAGTTTATCTATTGAACAGGCAACTGCGGTAATAAACAAGGCCAAAGAAATGGAACGGCAACAGATTATGGATGCGGTCAACGCCACCATGATTGATGATGACCTGAACGCATACGAATACTTCACAGAAACATACGAATGAAATACACAGCACAAAGAAGGCGGCTGAAACGCACGAAAGAAAGGCGGGAAATCAAACTACGGGTTGCC